AACCTTACGAGTAGCCGTGTCAAAGGCATTAAACCTTAGTCCCGCAGATTTGGTCGTAGCTTCAATCGCACTGGTTGCACCTAGGACACCTTCGTATACAGGAAGGGGCGTGGTGCCTGCCGCAGTAAGCCATTCTTTTAGTTTAGTTCCTGTCAGTTTATTGTCTGCGAGGGTCTCCCCTATTTTATCAAAACCCTTTGAGATAACTCTTGCAACAGGAGATACTCCTGGTATTTGCGCGGCTGTTCTAATTACAGCACCAGCAACAGGAGTGGCTACTTCAAAGGCACCACCTAACGCAGCACCTTCACCAGCAAAACGTAATTTGTTTTGTAGTCTTCTGAAGGCTTCTTCTCGGCCTGTTAATGTTTGATCTTTGTCTGTCTTTAAGAAGTCTGGAAGAGCGTCGAAGCTGTCAGAGATAGTTACTCCAGTTGAAGGCGATACAAAAGCATCTATTACACCAGAACCAAGAGCGGTTGTTGTTGCCATCTTTAATCTATTACCTAACGCCACTTTCCCTGCTTTAGATGCTCCAAACTTTTCTGCGCTCTTCATAAACTTACTTGTTGCTGGAATAAACTTACCGCCTTTGGCTACGGTGTTGGCTCTACCCACCCATCCAACGTATGGTATAAGCACAGAACCATAGTTAACTAATCCTTCTGCTACTTTACCAGCCGTACTTTCAGGTGTTAAACCTAAAGTCTCTTTCGTGTTTTCAAAGAAATCGGTTGTACCTTTGCTGGCATTAGTTCCTAAAACCAAATCGGAACCCGCTGCACCGAGTTCCGTGATGCCCTGCACGATATCCACAATACCCGCACCTATGCCTTGACCTATGTCTGCGAGTCCTTCCCCCACATCCACGATCTTATCGACGTAAGTTTCATCTTCTTCAACAACAGAAGGACGTGACTCAACTAGGAAAGGATTAACTTTTTCGGTCGTATCTTCAACCAAGAAAGGATTAACTTCAGCCATTATTTTAATCCAATGGTTTTTAACATTCCAATATCGTTAGGGTAGGTCTTTTTAAAAAACTCAAGATTTCCTGCGCTAGGATCTTTTCTTAAAATTTCTAACGCTGTTGCCACGGGTTGTACATTTGCAGTACCAGCCGTATTAGACACATCAACATTACTACTACCCCCAAGAAGTTTCCGTGCTTCCACCGCTTCTCTTCCAAGACGATTAGCATATTGTGTTATTGATTCTCCTTTTCTAGCATCTGGGGGACGATATTTATCTCCCATCTCAGCAATACCGGAATTCCAAGCGTCCATTCCTGCAATTCTTGCATTGTCAAAAGCATCTATTGCGCTTCTTGGCTCTCTAAACCCTGTCCCCGTTCTCGCTTCTGCCGTTGCTAAATTGGATGCCGCCAAGGCTGATGCCGCGTCTTCTTTAAACATTTGGTTCAAGGCGAGTGTTGACATAGCATCAGTTCGAGCCTGTTCTTTTTCTAGATCTACCTTCTCAGCTTTGGCACCAGCTATGAAACCAGCAGCTATATTTTGAACTGCTCTTGGGCTTTTACCAGCAGCTATTGTCCAGCCTATCAACTGTTTGTTTAAAGCTTTAGTTGTTTTAGCTCCTGTTTTCTTTCCAAACACATCCTCTATTAGAGACTTGTATTGAAGAGCACGCTCCTTGTCTGTTCCTTTTAAATCCTCACCAATAAGAAGAGCGGCAGCATTTGCTTTTTGTTCCTCGGATAAAGTTTTATCTTTCAACAACTGTTCAGCTTGAGCTAACGCTCTTTGAGTTTCCTGAAGAGCTAAATCATCTTGAGTTTTTTCCACAGCTACTTCTCGTGCAAGGAGTTCTTCGTCGGACAAATTACCCCCTTCAAAGTTTAGACCTTCTGTTTCAGCATTGGCTGGAACCACAAGATTTGATACAATACTCCCAGCGGTATCACTCACGTCAACACCTAAACCTTTAAGTAAATTTGCGTTTCCTGCTCTGACTTGTTCTCCAGAAGTTTTGTAGGCTCTGTCCGCTGAATCAGCTAAGTTTTTTCCTGCATCTGTAAAGCCAAAGGCACTTACTAATCCACTTAGTAAGTCTGTACTTAAACCTCCAGTACCCGCGAGCAATGAATTTAAATAGTTAGCGGGAACAGTAGCTAAGTTTCCAATCTGTCCACCGGTATCTTTTAAAGTGCTCCTGACAGGTTGAAAGGTATTGCTTATTTGTTGTTGCGTATTATGTGGATGTACATGTCCACCTTCATCATAACCAGGAATGTAACCACCTTGGTTCATGGACCGAGGAGCTTGGCTCACTGCTTGCATAAGTTCTGGACTAGACGCTATAATTCCACCCATATTAAGGAGCTTGGTGCGAGCATCTCGTCTCTTTTGTTTTTTATTCGCGAACAAAGGTCTGTCATATACACTATTCATTTTTATGCTCCGCTAGAGTTCATGATTCCGCCTAATAAAGACTGTCCAGATGCGTCTCGTAATCCACCTAATCCCATAGCTGTACCTAAGAATGTAGAGTAAGGACTAGGACTTGGCGTAGTACCCATTGTCATAGTTCCTTGGCTACTCGGCACACCTCTAAACATGTCAGACATAAAGCCCAACCTTCTAAAAGGTTCTGCCGCAGTTTCTAAAGCGTTCTGTCGTTCTACGTCATACCCTGCTTGTATCTGTCCTTGCTCTAAAGAACCAAGATTAAACAAAGAGTTCACGTCTCGTGTTCCAGCGGCCTGCGCTGCTTCACCCATCGCTCCTTGTCGAACACCCATCTCACCTAGACCCGAACCAATAGAACCAATGCCTGAACCTAGTGATCCAAAGATCTGCGCTGCATTCTGTCCACGTCTCATCTGGTCAGAGAAGGCACTCATTGCATTGCCCATTGATTTATCAAACCCAGCGGATCTAAGTCCTGCGCCTGTTCGAGCTTGTTGATCCGCAGTGTTTCTTGTTAATTCTGCTTGTTGAAGAGCTCCTCTTGATCCACCAAACGCTCCTTGACCTATAGCTTGAGAAGTAAGTCTGTTTCTTTCCATGTCTGCTTGTCTGTTTATATCGGCAGTCGTGGTATCTATAACCTCTTGTGTGTAGGGGTTCATAAAATCTTTGTACGATTGAGGATCAAACGCACCAGTAGTTCCATCTAATGCATCAACACCTTTTCCATATGCACCCAAAGCATCTTGGTAAACACCAATACCTTCGTTTAAAGTCTTGGCTCCAGCATCCATCATAGGCTGGTACGCACCTACGTTTTGCATACCCATTTGAAGAGCTTTTAACTGAGCCGGGGTAAAGCCAGCTAATTCTGCGGATGGAACTCCGGCTAGAAGATCCTTCTTCCCTTGCTCAGAAACAGAAGCAAGAAAGTCTTTGTAGAACTTTTCTTGGTATTCAGGTAGAACAGTTTGGGATTGATTGAGGTAGGTTACGTCCGCTGGATCAGCCATTACGCTCTCCCTTCTAAGTTATTCATCATCTTATACATCTCTGCGGCTCCTCGAGCACGGTCTCCCATCCCCGCACCTCTTACCGCATCCTCAGTCATAACAAATTCACCGTCCGAGAGGCGAGCTTCTTGTACCGGTCCACCATCTTGATAGATCATAGCGGGTATAGAGTCACTGGTTCCTGAACCAGGGCCCTCAATATATCCACCATCTTTCATGCCATATATAGGTTGACCAACGTAATCAGTTCTTTCCCCTGTGTTCATTGTATATCTTTGTTCGGGTGTTAAGGTATCTATCCCACCTTTTTTCTCATTAGCAAGAAGCGCGGCTAGTACTAGATCTCCACCTTTACCACCTAGCATATCACCTAATGCTCCTAAACCTCTTCCTCCACCAGCGATCTCAGTAGACGAACCAGTAGCAGCTCCACCTATAGCCGCCGCAGCTTTGTCTTGTGCACCCGAATTAGTAAACATTTTTGCAAACATACTCGTTTTGCTTGGATCACCACCAGCCATCATCCCTGCCATGTTCATGGCTCCCGGTGCAAGGGCCCCGATTCCAAAACCACTTAGGGCTCCAGCAAATCTATTGTCTTCATTTAAAGCAGCTCCTGCTAGAGCTCCACCTATCTTGGCTCCCATTGGACCGCCCACCATACCACCAATTATAGCACCGATTCCAGAACCTAGTAGATCTTTGAAAACACCCATGACAAATCACCCTTCTTTTTTCTCGTGTAGTTTAACCGTTTTTTTATGAAACAGCAACTGTTACTGTTCCTATTGCCCCTGTTCCAACCGATCCTGCACACGCAGAGACATTTGCTAGAGTTATTTTAACAAATCCATTCACCTCGTACAACGCTCCAGTCTCTAAACCAACGTCATTATTAGACTGAAGATTTGTAAGAGTTAGGTCTGTTGCTCTTAGACCACCTGGGTTCTGCATTTGAGCTAGAAAATACTCTAATGTCCGAATCAAATCCGTCATGTATCTTACGTCTATTTGCCCGGCTGGTGTGGGAAGCCGTGGAAAAGGAGTTACATTTGTTGCCATTATCTTCTACCGTCTTGGCGCAGTTGGATCCGTGGAGTTCCTAGTCTCCACCTAACTCCTAGTGCGGTGGAGTCCACCTTAAAAGCAAAAGCTCTACCCCTTAATCGGATGTCGGTTTTGGTTGTAAATTGTTCAAAAGGCACAGTGGTCGTGGAGATAGCTGACGAAGTGACAGCCTCTGACTCTGCCTGTCCATAGGGACTACCAGGGTAGTCTTGCATACTTAGTGTCATATCTACACTCGGAGTGCCTCCAGTAGATCCTTGAAAAGTTATATCAGGAATGATTCTATTGATAAAAACAAACCGATCCCCCTCTCCCACATCTATGGGACTAGCCTCAATGGAAGAAGTCATTGCAGAACCATCAGCATCATATCCAACTTCATGGTTGTATAGATACCCATCTTGCGCCCCGATAGGGTATTGAAAAATACCTCTGTCTATGAAGGAGGATCTAGCTAGGGTACCATAATACCAAACCGTTTCCGAATAGTTATAGGTAACGTAAAGATCATTCTGACCAGTACCACCATTAGCGACAGAGTTGCTGTCGGAACAATAAAACCAAGTTACTTCTGAGAACTCTGCGTTATGAGCAGCGTAGACTTTATCCTTTTGATCATAGTCAAAATCAAAAAATACTTTTTCTTTTACCATACAAGGGAGCTGTTTCGTTCCACCTTCATATAGATAAAAAGAATCCTGCCCCATCCAGAATACAGCGTCCTCAACTGCAACGGCGGCGTTAGGTCCCATGATTGTTATGCCTGTAGACAAAGGTTGAATACCAAATGAGAACGGTGCACCCAAGTATTGCATGGAATGCAACGTACTGTCTGTAAAGATTACGATCTCTCGTTTAGTTTCTATCGCTGTAACAAAAGTTGATCCGCTACCTATTCTTAAATCCCCCGCCGAATTAGTTGGTATTGGAGACCAGTCTGTTAAAGACTCTGAGCTAGAAAACCGTATGAGCAAAGGATCTTGGACCGCAGTTCCAATAGTATTGGTGCCAAACGCTATTACATGCCTTGAGTTGTCCGAAACCATTACTTGTTTTGCAATGGTAGGAGCATTATTAGCTCCACCTACATCAACCAAGTTTACTGCTCTAGCAGCTACTCCACCACTTCTGTCCCAATAGTATATCGCTCCGTCTCTTAGATTAATCAACAGATCTTCTCCAAAATTGTCTTGGTTCCAAAGAGCTAACTCAGTAGCAACTCCTAGGCCGAAAGACGATCCCCAAGTACTACGACCCCAGGTGCTAGATCCCCAACCAGAGCCACCAACTTGAGTATCTAACCCACAATCTATTTGATATGCGGCAACGGTGCTTCCGCCGCCATTGCCTGAGTCACTGGAGTTGCCCGTAGCTGATATATTTATAGTATAGGTGCTGGTAGTTGGAACAGTTTGTACTTCAAACTCTTGATTAAGTACCGCAGCCGTAACATTGCCTCCTAGAGAGGCGGCGTTACTAAAGGTAACAAAATCTCCAGGGTTAACTCCATGTGAGCTGTCTGTTACGGTAGCTACAGTAAAGCCATCTCCCACGGAAAAGGTTGCTGTTCCAGTAGTGGTACTCCTGATTGGAGTAATGTCATTAAAAGCATCTCCTTCCACCACATAGTATTTTATGTTGGTTCCAACGCCTAAGAATTTAGTGCTATCTAATGCCGTCCAAGGGAACAAGCTTCTAGCAGACCCTAGATAAGTGTTGAGAGTATTCTTTACCCAACCCCCTATCTTCTCAGGAAAACCTAGTCTGAAGCGCACCTTATCGCTGTCAACCCAGCCACCCTCATTTGTATAAGAAGTTACATCTCGATTGACACCAGGCTTATATCGTAATGTTGTTAGTGGCATTGATTATCTCCGTCAAATTATCCTTTACAACGCGGTCTTTAGGCAGAGTAGCACCTTTTACATTATCAATAAAGTAAACTATTGTTAATCTTTCTTGCTCTCCAGTATAGTAATTGTTTGCTGCGTGCCACTCGTTTCCATCAAAAGCTATTGATCTATTATACACATTACTAACCTGAGTTACGGCTTCAAAGCAACTGTTCCATTCTTTCATGTTTGTTTTAATTGTTTCAAGACCGTCTTTTGTAAAGGACTCGTCTTTTTCTGTGAAAAGAAAGTTTTTTGATTCGCTAATTTTTTTTTGAGAGACATGATCAAAAGGAGAGTCCTCTAACTCTTTCTTTATTTTATACACTGTTGTTCCGCTTTCCAATCTAGCGTCAGGCGTTAGATAAAGAACACCCGCTAATTTGTTTCTCTCCCGAACACTGTCACGATGAATCCAACCAAGATTTCTAAAATCTGTTTCGTTTTCTGAAAAAGGTGTTATTTTTTGGAAAAATAAGCTGGAGAAACCGCACCTTATTTTACTCGTGTCCTCCCAATAAAGAGAGAAAATTTTCCGTAACACCTCGTTTGCAAATTTTTTGTTTACTTCAGTAAGATTTTTAGATCGTTTTCCTGGATAATTTCCTGGAGTGGGAAAGTAGTTTAACGAAAGGCCGTATTCTCTTACAACATCGGGATCAGAAAAAAACTTATCGACCACAATAGTTGGGAATCTAAGCATTAGACGATAGGGTGAGCCAGTTTGATAGCCGCCACTTCCTCCTGCCACGCCGCCAAACCGTTCTCAGTGATATATTCAAGTTGACTTGCCCATGTTCCATATGCGGCTACTCTGGCTTTCAGCCAGGCTGGGTCAGCCGCACCTTCTGGATCAGAAAAAGCTACCTGAGTTACTGAGCCAGTTTGATCAACCGCTATCCATGCAGGGTTTGATCCAATAGCTTTTGGAGCATACCCTTGAACCCTTTCTTCAAAGATTGCCTTCGTGTCAGTTGACATCAATGGAACATTAGCCCAAGAATCGTCAGCAAAGGTTACGACTGCGTTGCCGTCTGTTAGTTCTGTTATTGTATAATCCATATTTATATCTCCTTCTTACCAGTTACCTAACGGACAACTTGCAGATTTTAAGTGAACTTTTAGTTTCATAATGCACATGCATTTTTTGCATTGTTTTATAGAACTTCTAAACCAAGCACATTCTTTACATATAGCATATCGTTCTGAAGCGGTCATTAAGTATAAGCTCCATTAATAGTTCCAGAGTTTGTACCAATGATTGTGTAAGCTGATACACCTGAGAAAGTTACAGCTCGCGCACCGGCTCCACCACCAGAACCGGAAGAACCGCTAGTACTGCAAGTTCCGCCACCGCTTGCGCCAGTAGATCCAGTAGCTCCAGCCGCAGCAAAGGTCCCTCCGTTTCCGCCAGCACCACCAGCACCAGACGGTCCCGTCGTATGTTGACCACCACCACTACCGCTACCGCCAGCAGCACCATTTGTTTGTGATTGACCGTATCCTGCGCCTACACCACCAGCACCGCCAGAACCGCCAGCTACAGTAAAGTAGCCAGACCAGTCCTCACCATTACAATCGCCTGCACCCTGACAACTTCCTGCACTACTACCACCACATTGGTAACGCGTACCCAGACCACCAGTACCACCATTACCGCCACCACCGCCACCACCTGAGAGGGTGGAGCCTGAAAGCATGTTAATTGTAATCCCAGTAGTTTGAATCGTCATGGCTGTTCCACCAGCTCCTCCTGGTGAAGAACCACCTGTTCCTTGGATGTTACCAGAGTTTTGTATAGTTAAAGTTCCACCCATACTAGCTGGGGCAGTTAGAATCCCCATAGTAGTTCCAGAGTTAATAGTATATACCTTGGCGATAG